TCTTGGACAGGCGGTCGAGCATGAGCGACGCCTTGCCGGCATCCATCACGTCAGGGTCGATGCCCCACGCCTCGAGGGCGTGCGCCTGGGCCTCAGAGGGCTTTTGCTGCTGCCAGGCGAATGTGGGCACATAGTCTTGCAGGTCGCGGTCACAGATGCTCATTTCGAACTGCAGCGGGTCGACCAGCCTCGCCTTGCGGTGTCTAAGCTCGTGGAGGTGCTTGGCCAAGGCCTCCTCGCGTGCCACCTGCACGTCGGTCTCCGCAGCCTCCTCACACTCCTCGAGGTCAACGGGTCCACCTTCATCGGCCACTATCTCGGTCATGCGATCGGCGACCTCAGCCCTGCGCGCGACGAGTGACGCTGGCCTGCACAGCTCATGGCGTCCGGTAAGCCACAAGAAGTCAAGAAGGAGCAGCTTGCTTTTCCCTGTCGCAGGCGAAAGACGAGTTCCACGCCCAACCATCTGAGCGAAGAGGCTCCTCGACTTAGTCGGCCTGAGCACGACGACGCAATCAACTGCCGGGCAGTCCCACCCCTCAGTGAGCAGCATGCTGTTGCATAAGATGTTGTAGCGGCCAGAATCGAAGTCGGACAGGACCTCATCCCTGTCATCGCTTTGTCCGTCAACCTCGGCCGCCTGGAACCCTCGGTCGCACAGCCGATCGCGGAATGCCTTTGCGGTGCGTACCAATGGCAGGAAGACCACAGTCCTGTGGTCCTTGAGCCCCTCGTCGGCCATCGCATCCGCGATCGCGTCAAGATAGGGGTCGAGGGCGTCTCCGAGCTGTCCCGCCGAGTAGTCCCCCGCCTGGATCGAGACTCCCGAGACGTCAAGCGTCACGGGAAGCATCTGGGCTTCGATGGGACAGAGCCATCCGTCCTTTACAGCATTGGCAAGCCCGTACTCATAAGCGAGAGAGTCGAAGACCTCGCCAAGGTCACGCTGATCGCTTCTGTCAGGCGTCGCCGTCACGCCCAAGACGTTTGCGCTGCTAAAGTGCTCAAGCACCTTCACGTAGCCGTCAGCAAGCGCGTGATGAGCCTCATCGACCATCACACAGTCGAAGCGGTTAGGCGCCAGAGCGTCGAGGCGGGAGTCCCGCATGAGGGTCTGGACAGATCCCACGGTGACAGAGTTCCATGTTCCGAGACAGGTCTGCTCTGCCTTCTCGACGGCGCATGCAAGCCCCGTGAATCTTTCGATTTTGTCGGCGGCCTGGGACAGAAGCTCGCCTCTGTGAGCCAGCAGGAGGGTCCTGCCTCCACGGGCGGCGACACGGCGGGCGAGTTCTGCCATGACGATGGTCTTGCCTGTGCCCGTGGCCTGCACGAGCAGGGTTCGGCGGTTGCCGGATGCCCACTCGTGCTCGACAGCGTCCACAGCCTCGACCTGATATGGTCTGAGAGTAGTGGGAGGCATCTTCAGAAGCCCTCCCCATACTTGCTTGCGCTTTTTTCCGGGACCACGAACGACTTGACGTCGTTGTAGGTCTTGTCCTGGTAGGTGCGGTTTCCTATCTCGACCTGCCCTGTGCGGCCGAGGACCTGCTTCCAGAGGGGTCCCATGGCATAGCTCGTCCCGTCGGCGAGCTCCGCGTCGAGAAGCCCGCAGCTCTTGAAGAACTGGGTGATCTTCCACATCTGCCTGCGGTTGAGAAACAGGCGCACCTTAACGTCAGAGCGCGCGCCCTCTGCGTTTGAGCAGGTAAGAGTGAGGTCTGCCTCGGGGCAGGGCGCCATCTTGTCACTCCCGTCGAAGTTCGCCCTCTGAAAGCTTGAGACGCTATAGGAATAGGTGCCCGGCACAAGGAGCGTGTAGTTCGAGCTTTCGACGGTCGCCTCGTCGTCCCATCCCAGGGCTTCGTTTGTGTTGATGTCTGACATGTTCTATATCTCCTTATTCGTTAGTCGGCTCGTGCGTGTCAAACGGGATCTCGCTGTCAGGTATCGCAGCCTCGGCAGCCACACGGTTCGCCTTGATCTTTCTGAGGACGCCCGGCCACTGGGCTATGAGGAAGGCCACGTAGTCCGGCTTATAGTCCCTGATCTTGCAGGACTCGGGGAAGTCGCCGCGCTGGGCGACCACATGCCTGAGCTCCGCACCCTTGACGTTGTCGGTGGCCATGAGGTCTACGAGGGGCTTGAGATGCTCAGGACAGGAGGGGGATCTGGTGCACGCGTTGTCCTTGATGGCGACCGCTTGGTCTGTGGTACCATGCCCGCCACCCCCTCCGGGTCCGTCAGTGGAAAGGCCATTGGTCATGAGGGATGCGATCTTGGCCACGCTGGCATCATCAAGGGCCATCTCGTCGGGGAGCCCGAAACGGTTCTTCGCGTCGTAGGTAGCGGCGTGCGTGGTCTTGATGACCCTCTTGCCACCCGTGGCCTTGGCCTTCTTGTCCTTGTTGACGGTGACGATGATGTCGTAGTCAAGGAACAAGACCATGTCGGCCCACTCCTTGCACAGGGCCGCGATGGAGGTGCGCTTCGAGTCGATGAGCTTCAGGCTCCATCGGTCGTAGCTGCTCGACTCGTCGGGGCGCTCGAGCTTTGAGAGAATGGCGTGGCACAGAAGCGTTGCGTTGATGCCATGTTCTATGACCTCTGAGAGTAGGTCGAGCAAGTGGGCGAACTCGTCTTTCACCTCTGTGTAGCCACGACCGTAGCCAGGGCTCTCGATGCTCTCGTAGTCTTTCTTGGCACAGACCGCCTCGATGCATAGGCGCTCGGCGGCATCCGCCGTGTCGATGACGATCGTCGAGCATGGAACCTGCCCGTCCCGTACCGAGCGCACCTCGTCCAGAAGCATCGCCCATGATGTCGGACGGGGAAGCCTCGCCACAGGTAGCTGGTCGGTGCCGGCTTCGATGTCGATGAACACCGGACTCGGGAGTCCAGCGGCCATTGTCGACTTTCCTATGCCCTCATGCCCGTAGATGAGCACTTTCAAGGGGCGCTTCTGCACCCCGCATGTAAGCTTATAGCTTCCCATCTAAAATTCCTCCCCGTAGTCAGTTGCCGAGGCGAATACCTGACTGTCCATGTATGTGGTTGGTTTCGCTGCACTCTTAAGCGTCTCAGCTGCAGCTGTCTTGGCCGCAGGAGCAGCCGCCTCCTCGAACTTCTGCGTCGCCACGCGGCCGTCTTCAATGACCACGCTGCAGGTGTCGTCGGTGGCGACGCGGGTTCCTATGACCTGGAGCTTCTCCGACTGGCACCACGCCCCGAATTCTGCAAGCGTCTCAGGGTCCATCTGCTCTAACTTATCCACGAGCACGAAGCCGCACGAGGGCTGCACGCGGTGCACGATGGCGGTGGCAACCTTGAGCTGGTCGGCCCCTGACATGTCTGACCACGCCGAGCCTTCATAGGTGAGCGCCCCATCCTCGGAGACGGAAAGACCGCTAAGCGGAAGATCTGCACCCTTGAGGAGCTCAAGTCGCTCGGAGCGGATTCCGTCGACCTCCTCATTCAGGGCCTCATACTCGCTCTTTAGCTGGTCCGCCTCAGCCTGGGCTGCAGCCTTGGCCTGGTTTTCACGCACGAGCTCGTTTGTCGCCTCGATGGAGGCGATTGACGCCTCCACCTCGGCGGTGGACTCGTCTGTGAGCTCGGATGCGCTGCGCTTGGCATTCCTCGCTTCGGCTTGCGCGTCTGCAGCTGCCGCCACGAGCTCTGATATCCTGGCGTTTGCCTCAGCGAGCTGGCGCTTTATATCTGCCGCGACCTCGCGCTGATGCTCAACGGCCTGATAGGCGATCTCAGCCTTCGTGGCGAGCTCCTTGGCATGCATACGCTTCTCTCTGTTCATGCCGTTGCGCCCGAGAATCCCCTGCTGCTCGGCCACAAGCTCGGCCACAGAGACCGGCTCCTCGGGGGCGTCGTCGTGATGGACCATGTCTTCAGCGACCTTCTGCTTGCGGACAAGGACCTGGCCTAAGGTGTGACGCTCCTCATAGGCACGGCTGAGGCGGTTGTCTATGTCCGTGAGTCTGTCGCCCACGCCTATGACCTGAAGCAGCGTCTCGGCGCGCTCCTTGTCGGTGCCTGATAAAAACTTCGGCAGGTCAAGGGCAAGCGCGCTCACGAAGTCGTTCACGAGCGTCTGGCCCGCACGCCTGCCTGTGGGATCTGTGACCTTGAGAGATCCCTTGTTGCCGCTGCGCTCAATTACCAGCCCGTTTGTTAGCTCTACGTGTAGCTTGGCGGGGGTCGCCGCCCCGTCCCTGTTCGGCTTGTCCGGGCGGAACCTGTCGCCGCCCAGGGCCCACGCTATAGCGTCCAAGACGCTCGTCTTTCCCTGCCGGTTGCGGCCCCCTATGACCGTGAGGCCATCTTTTGTGGGGGTAAGCTCCACCGCGCGGACGCGCTTTACGTTCTCCATCTCGAGGCTGTCTATCTTCACCGGGCTGTCCGGTAGGTCTTTCTTCTCGCTCATGATTCCTCCTTGGGGTGTTTCGATGAAACCGTACTGAGACGGGCAGAGGTCATATCCAGCTTCCCTCCAGCCATGCGGCGACCAGCAGCAAGGTGATAACCAGCAAGACGACTAGCGCCTTCTCGGCGGTCGGCTCTTGATCAACTGGCTTTGTCGGTGCGTCAAACGCTCGCCATGCCAGTTCGTGTATAAATTCGTCCATGGTGCTATCCTTTTATTGTGATACCTTTTCTTTGGCCTGTACCTGTTTGCCCAGGTGCGGGCCGTTTTTATCCTTGACAATCGAATGAGGCGCAGTGGGTGAAAAGAGGCACTTATGTCTAACAAGGTCAAAGTTAAAGTTAAGATCAATAAAGATGCCTTGAATCGCACATTGCAGAGTGCTTTCGACCAAGTCGTGGATACCAAGGGCGTCGAGTACAAGTGCCCAGGCTGCGGCACGAAGATCACCATCAAGAGTGGTGACAATATCTGTCCTAAGTGCGGCTTTCATATTCACGTGGAGAAGGGACAGCTGAAATAGTCACCTCAGCGTCCTCGATCTTTTGGAGCGCCTGTTCAAGCTCATCAAAGAGTGAGTCCGCTTTACTTACGAGTTCTCGCATCTAATCAAGGCCATGTATCTCAGGATTGACCTCGATAAATGTTTTGCTACGGCTTTGTTCATTAGATCAGCTCCTAGTTCCCATTGCGTCTCATTCGGTTGTCAAGGGACCCCGACGCATCGGGGGTATTACGATTCGTAAGTGGGTGGCGTGGGCATGACGCGGCGCTATTCGTTGGAGTTGATGCGTATGCCTAAGTCAAAAGTCAGACTTGTTGTGAATCCACAGAGAACGGATGAACTGTTAAAGAAGGTGAATCTGGCACAAGAGGATATAGAGTACACATGCCCGCAATTTATCTGTCCTTCGTGCGGTCTTGAGATGCGTCCGCAGGTTCGGTGAGAACCTCCACATCGATATCGAGGTTGTCAATCTGCGCCACGGCGTTGTTGAATATCTCGGAGATGTGACGAATGATGTCTTCCTTGTTCTTGATGACAGGATGCAAAGTGATGTTTGCTACCTTCTTGCTCATGTGAACCTCCCTTCTTGTTGCGTTCGTGTCCACGTTGCCTATCTGACTGTTCAGCCCCGACGCATCGGGGGTGGTACTTAGTCAATGAGTTTTGGTTTTGTCTGTACGCCCATAAGCTCATCAAATATGAGGGCTGACTTAACGTGCTCGATCATGAGTTGTAAGTGAATACAACTCGTCTAAGTCAATGCCAAGAATTTCTGAGAGCTTCCTGGCTTCGCTAAAAAGTAATTCGGTGCGTCCGCTCGTTTTACGACTAAGTGTGACAACTGATACACCCATCTCGTCAGCGAGCTCATGCTTCTTCACATGATTTTGGGCAAGGTAGGCACCAACACGGCCTTCGAGTGTTTCCATTTGACCCCCCTTTCGCTAAGCCGCCTTAGCTCAATAAGTATGCTAAGCGCGCTTAGCTGTTCTGTCAACAAAAAAGTTGCAAAAAATGCTAAGTAGGCTTAATCTAAATGCCCTTATTAAGAGTTAGATCATGGAGATGATCCCATGAGTTTTTCAGAAGCAGTTGTAAAAGCACTGGCAGTCAATGGCATGACTCGCCAGGAGTTCGAAACACGTGGTGGCTTCTCAAGCGCATATGTGACCATGTTGCTCAATGGAACCATTGTTGACCCCAAGTTCTCCCGTGCGAAAGAGATATGTGACGCCCTTGGCATGTCGCTCAGCGATTTTGCCGCCATTTATGACACAACAGAACATTAGTTCTATAGACCTATAAATATATTCTTGGATCTCAAAGCTTCGGCTAATGGTGATTATTTTTACTATTTTGTGCATGGTTTGTGCAAGCCTTTGTGCATAAAAGAAAGAGGTCAGGACTTTGTATGTCCTGACCTCGTATTTTCTGGTGGCGGGGAAGGGAATCGAACCCCTGACACGGGGATTTTCAGGCCGCACATTATGCAATCTCTCGTGATTCCACGATAACTAATTTGTTGCATTCACGCAGTACAAGAGCTATAAATAAGTAGCAACAAAAAGTAAGCGCAGTTAGCGTGTTTCATGGAACCAGCCAGATTTTGTGCATTTCTTTGTGCATGGTTTTGTGCATGGGAGGAACGTCGATGAAATATCAGTCTGCCTACCTAGCCAAGCGTGGGAAAAGGTTCCAAGGAATCCTCACTTGGAAAGATGACAAGACGTGGCGGCACAAGACCAAGATGCTTGACTCTGCGACAAAGACAGCGGCAAAAAGAGAGCTTTCCGAATGGCGTTCCGAGATGGAATCCACCGAGGACGAAAAGGTACAAAGCGGAAGAATAGCCGTCGAATATGCTAGCGAGTTCATCGACCATCTGGAATCATCTCGGATGGTCGAACCGTCCACAGTCCTTGACTATCGGCACACAATGAGAATGATTCGTACCATGCTCAAAGACATGTACCTCGATGATGTCACGACGCAAGTGGTGCAGCGTGGAGAAGCCCAGCTTCTGCAATCCGGACTCTCCCCTGCCAGCGTGGGCAAGGCGCACCGTCTGCTCAAAGAGATATGCTTCCATGCGGTAGAGGTGGGCGACCTTGAATCCAACCCAGTTTCCGCAGTGAAACCACCTAAGCGACCGTCAGCACGCCCTAATGCGCTTGACGTGCGCGAGAGGGCACGTCTCATCGCCACCATCGATGGAATGGGAGACTCAGCCCTGACGGTGGCCGTAAGACTCGCCACATATGGTGGCATGCGCGAGGGCGAGGTATGCGGCCTGAGATGGGAGGATGTGGATGCTGGATTCTCGCAGTTGTGGATACGCCGCTCCGTGGGCCACAGCACGCACGGGACATACGTCAAGGAGCCTAAGACGGGGCATGTCAGGGATATCCCACTTGGTGATGCCTTATCGTCTCATCTCCAAGTGTGGAAGACGTCACAGCAGAAGGACGCATCGAACCACGGGGTGAGGTGGGAACCTAGCTTCTACGTCGTAGGGTCAATCTACGGGGACTATCTCAACCCGACGATCCTAAGCCGTAACTGGCACGCACTGAGCAAGGGTATGTCATTGATTGGCACCGAAGGCCGTATCTGCACCTTTCACGATCTCCGACATACCTTTGCGACAGCTGCTATCGCTGCAGGAGTCGACGTTAAGACCGTGAGCTCAATCCTCGGGCATGCTAACGCTGCTATGACGCTCAACGTATACGCGAGCGCGGACCCCGATGCGAAAAAACGTGCCGCTGCTGTAATTGACAAGGCGATATAAGCGTAAATGTCTACTATGTTGATATTAAGTTCAGATAGCTGCTAAAAAACATTGAAGGGATAAATAATGGGGGACCATTTTAAATCTGCAACTGAAGGCAGTAAGGCAAAAACCAGTAAAAAGGCAGCCTTGCGCAAAAAGCATAAGCAAGAACTCTCTACAGGTATTCATGTTACATCAGGTAAGAAGTTCGTCCCGACTACTCTAGGCAGAACAACGATGCGCCAACAAGCAGATGGACTCATTTATTTTGATAAAGAGCCCGATGTATTTTATAAACTCATTGATTTTGAGTGGGATGGACCGAGCTATAAGACTATTACCCATACAGACACCAAAGGAACGACCCGCGGGAGATCAAAGCGTACTGGGAGGTTGCTCGGTGCCGCGGTTGGAACCATGCTCGCGCCTGGTATAGGTACTGCTATCGGTGCAGGTGTTGGTACCGGTAACAAAAAGTCAAAAGGGAAAACGCATGAACACTCAGTGTCATATGACGAAGAGGTTGAGGTGAGCTCACCGGCGGCTATCACGCTTGAGAAAGTAGACACTAAAGAGAGACTGCGCATCACCATTGACTGCAATACGAAAATCGGAAACGTCATAAAAAATATGGCACTCTCAGAATGACTCTCATTTATAGGACCTCCGCGTAGGCTTCCAGCTAAACCATGCGGCATAATATACTCTTGGCCCAAAGCAGCTGTGGTAGTAGATTAGGCGGCTTAGTCGGCAGTCATTCCTTCTTCTGCCTATCGACTACGTTTGCGCCCGTCTTACCCTCTTCGGTTTTGCGATATCCCGCGACTACTAGCCCACATGGGTTGAGACCGGGCCTCTATTGGGCTTACAACAAGCCGTTTAACTGGGATTTTGTAGCAGCACTTTACCGCTAAAATTCTACCGCTCACAATTATTATAAATTCTCATGTCCTAGATTAGGGCATTGTGCTATGATGTGTCTAGTCGAAACGAGGGCACAAGGTCCTCGACCACCGGAAAGGGTGAGCGAAATGACTAAGAAAATGGCATGGGACGCTTCGAAAGATTATTCTAACACGGCATTGTATAGCTGCGCTCCGGTAGACATTAGGGCATCTTACAGGGTCGAATTCGATCTATGCGGCAGACATTATAATCTGAGAGCGTACTCTCGCTACATATGGCGCAACATGGCGCCATGGACGCATGTCGCCGATTTCGTAAAAGTCGGAGCGTCTGACGAAAAAATACTGGTAGACGACTTAAACAATGTGAAAAAAATTTACGATAAATAGAAAAATTGCTGTAAGCGAAAACCCGGAGAGAGAAGAGACAATGCCTGAGAGCACGGGAGAGTCGGCGCTTGACGCGGCACAGAGCCAAGCGCCCTTGCGCAACTACGCCAGATTCAAAGAATTACGTGAAATTGTCGGTATGTCACAGACTGGTCTTGCCCATAGAGTAGCCGTCAACCCTCGAACTGTGCGGCGATGGGAGACTCCGGGGGCATACATCCCAGATGATGCATGGGAGACGCTTGAGCAGGCGCGCGCCCGACAGCTCGAAACCTGTGGGTTCGCAGTTCGCAAAGTTTTAAGTACTACTTCCGAGCGTGGCGTCAAGCCTGACACGATCGCAATTCCCTATCACATCCACGACGACATGGCACGAGCCAATGCTCGACTTGTCGCACACGAGCTTGAGCGCAGAGGATACCATGTCCGGATTGTCCCGGACGAAAACGAGGATTCCCGCGACTACTAGCCCACTTGCTCATTTTGCGGGCCTTAAATCGCCTTACAACAAGCCATTTAACTGGGGGTCTTTGGTATGAGAAGAGCCAGGTCAGGAAGGTTGAGAAATGAGGCCCCCGAAAAACGACTTTAGGGCCCCCGAAAATGTAGCTAATAAAAAAGCCCCCCGGCCTAAGCCGGGGGGTTGTATTTACTCGATTGTTCCGCCGCTGAGGTATACCCGGCAGATGCGGGCCATGGCTAGGCCTGATCGGCCCATGATAGGCATACATAGCGCGTATGCCCGCTGTAGGATGTGTACCTGCCCCACGGACGACCGCCAGACCATACTACTGAGTCGATGTTAACGGTAGCGCCTGCGCTGTAGGTACCAACGCGAGAGTATTCGGTACCGGCTCCGGTGTGGATGTTGGTAGCCGACGTAAAGCGGTAGGTGCCTGCGCTGTATGTGTCTGATGTAGCGGACGTAGAGGTAGCATCAGCCTTGACAAGGTAGTCATCTGAAGCAACGCCGCCAGTCGCACGACCTACGCAGACGTAGCGCACATTGCCAGAGTAGGCGGTGTACTTGCCCCAGATATAGCCGTCCTGCTTGATGCAGTAGCTATCGAGATCGACCGTCTGTCCTTTGGTGTATTGCCCGACGATTGTACCGCCCGGCGACGTGCGAATGTTGAGCGCGTCGACCGTACAGGTGTAGGTCCCGCCGTCAAATCTAAGCGTTGTACCGCTGCCGCCGTTGGTGTACGCCGTGGCAGGTGCAGCCACCTCAGCGGTAGAGGTATCAGACGTGGCAATACCTGTACTGCTGCCGAGCTTGGCCGACACATCAGAGACGAACTCGCCCCAACTCTTGCCATAGGTCTCGAAGTAGCCGTCGGGGTCGGTGTGGTCAGACCCACCCCAGCGCTCAGATGCCATGTGGTGCGAGATCATGCGGTCGATGCCCCAGCCGTGGGACTTGAGGAAGTCGGCCGCCCACTGAGTGGCCGCCTCCCATTGGGCATCGAAGTCAGCCTGATTGGTGGCATAGCAGAGCTCGATGCCGATTACGTAAGGGTTGCCGTAGCCCACCTGCCAAGCCTTGCGATCCTCTTCCATCGCCTGATAGACCACAGAGCCATCTACATCCATCGTGTAGTGCACGACGTAGGGCGTGTTGCCAGACCTCCAGTAGCTCATGAGCTGAGAGGCGGTGGCCCCGTAGTCGTCGGTGTCGTGTATCACGAGATAGCTTGCGTCAAGTGAGCCGTGCCCGGTGGAGACGATGTCTTTGTACTGCGTGTAGGCCGCCGCTGAGGTCGGTAGCCCTACAGCCAGGGCGGCTCCGAGCATGAGGCCTGCGCTGACGGCGGCTAATTTATGTCTTTTCATAAAGCTACTACTCACCATCCTTTGCGGTGAGCGTGGACACTCCACAGAGCGTGCCGAGAAATGCTGCGGAAGCAGTTACTATGGTCGCGACAATTGGCGCGTCATACCATCCGACAGCTGCCCCGATTGTGGTGATAAAGACAGCAAGGGCCGGAAGGAATAGGGCCGCTAGCCATTTCATCACGTCATATACTCGATCGGGGATGAAATAAACCTTGGCCGCCTCGCTGATGCCGGATGCATCGTCTGTGACCGTAGCCGTCGTGTTCGTTTGTGTGTCTGCCATAATGAATCTCCTATGCTGCTGGTTTTGATGTCGGTAGCTCGTCTATGTCCTCTGCGTAGTTGCCCATGACGCCGTTTGTCTGGCCTGACGTCTCGACGAGGGCCTCGTAGATCGCATAGGCGTCATGCCATGAGGTACGCTCCGTGTAGCCGGCCCATCCCTTAGTGACGATGCGGTCGTGTTCTGCTAGCAGGTGGTCGCGCATGCTGAAGACGGCCGCTGAGTCATCGAGGCGGTCATGTGCCTCCCTCTGTTTTGACTCGTCGTCTACGCGCTGGGTAAGACTGTCTAATTTGCTGTTTACGGATGTGAAGCCGCTATTGAGAGAGGCAAGCGTTGGCTTTATCGACGCGATATTTTTTACTTCCTTGATAATTTTTGGGGTGGATGCCGCAAGAATGGCGACTAGAACCGACTGGATTACTGATGAAATGATGCTTGCCCAATCCATAATCACCTCCCATCGACAAGTACGATCATGTAGGGCTGGTAACGCCGTTTTCGGCATGAAAAAAGGCCCACAGCATGGGCCTTGGCATATACAAGATTGCCGAGTATTGGGCGTTAGCGGATGCCCTCGACACGGACGATGCTGATCTCTGGCGCGCTTACCGAGTCAAAGTGGTTCGTTGACGCGTTAAGCCACATTGCAGTCCAAGCACCATTTGTGATCTGTGTGCCGTTTATCCCGAACGTCCTGCTCTTGATATAAACCATTGTGGCAGGTCCGGCATTTGGGATGAAAAATTCCAGGCATCCGCTTTTGCCGTTGGGGGAATAAACGGTCGTACTAGTGTAAAAAGTATCGTACTTGCCGTAGATGATCAGCTTCGAGAAGCTTGCTGCCGTCTCAGAAAGAGTGACGGTTCCTGTGGTAGACCCGCTGTAGAGCACCTTCGGCACAAGCGCTGTCGCCATCTGTGCCGATGTGAGGCTCTGGCCAGCCACCTGAAACTTCGCAGCCTCAATGATGGCTTTAGCAGACCCGCTATCATCTACAAGCCCGACACCAAAATCATTACCGTTGTCGATGTCGGTCTGCCTCGCAAGATAGGCTCCCTTTGTACCGGAGAGGTGCAGTTGGCTTTTCACCGAGCCAATCTCACCGTTACCCGCGCAGAATTTGATGATCGCCGTGGAGCTGTTCTTGCCAAGCTCAATGAGATCGGCGGCGAAGGTGGCAAGCTCTGTCGCCGCTGACCTCAGTGCGATCTTAGCCGCCGCAAGCAGCAGGTTAAGCCCGCTGTTAGGGTTTCCCTCAACTGTGCCGACGTGCGCCCCCGCGCTGTCAGCACTGAAGTAGTTATTTATCGCCGTGGCAAGCTTGTTGGCAGCCACCGCCTTGTTGTAGGCGGCCTTTGCAGCCTCATAGCTCGTTGAAAGGCTCACTTCTGAGTACGCAAATGTGCTGTCGCTGAAGATCGTCTCATCAGTAAAATATAAACTGTTGGTGCTTCCCTCAGTATATGTCGGCTCAGTCGTCTGCCATGATCCGCCGGGTGGGCTTGCCGTGGGCTTAGACGGTGCCGCGAGCGTTGAGGACTGCAGCAGGTAGTAGCGCGATGTTGAGGTGACATCATTGATCGATGCAATGGTGATGGAGTATGAGGCCTTTACAGCCATAGGCTATCCCTCCAGTTGTGCGACATAGGTTGCCTTGCCGGTCACGTCCCCCGCGTCGATCGTGAAGGTGGAGCCTGTGGCCGTGGCGGTAGATGAGCCGTCCATGTACCACTTGATGGTTCCGAGGGCGGTGAGCGCGCTTCCTGTCACCTCGACGCCACCCTTGTAGACGTGAGCGGTAAGCACTGTCGAGATCGCCGAGTTCTTGAAGATCGTGCCGTTGCTCGAGGTGACCACCAAGGTGAGGGCGTCGGTCCCGTCTGTGCCGTTCGTCCCGGCATAGCCGACCGAGTATGAGGTTGTGGGGTCGCCTGAGGTATAGGTCGTCACCGTCTTGGTCCACAGGTACTGGCCCTTGCTCACTGCGGGGACCGAGCTGCTCCATGTGCCGGTGGGCACGGTCGTGCCCGAGCTTGAGGCCTGATAGGTCACGGTCGTGGAGGCTATTCCTTTTCCTGCGCTACCTGTGTCTCCTTTAGCTCCCATCTTGCCCACCGAGTATGAGACTGAGGGATCACCGGAGGTATAAGCTATGGTTGTACGCGTCCATAGGTACTGGTTTTCGGCCACCGATGGGATGGACGTGGACCAGGTCCCCGTCGGCACGGTCGTGCCTGAAGAGGCCGCCTGATACTCAACCGTCGTGGAGGATATGCCTTTCCCGGTGCCGCCGGTGAAGGCGACAGCGAAGCTGAAGGTCTTGTCTATCGTGATGTCTGAGCCGATATGCACCGGGATCGTCACGGTGCCGGCCGAGGTCACCGCTGTGGACACGGCGATCGTGAGCGTGGGTGCTGTGGCGTCGGTGTCCTTGGTGACGGTGACGCCTGTCGGGGCCGTGACCTCCGAGAGCGTGACGGAGGCCGCGACCTGCGTGCCTCCCTGCATGGCGATCACCTGGGTCGTGGTGCTTCCGGCCTTGGCCGCGCTGGTCGTCCCAGGGAAGGTATGTGCCTCGGAGGTTAGGATGACCGAATACGCGTCGGTGACGTCTACGACATCTACCTGACCTACTGCCTTTGTTGCCATAATTGCTCCTTGTCTATGATTAGCCGACCACGACCGACGCCTCGAAGCTGGTGCGGTCGTTCACATCTGCGGGCGAGACGGTAAACGAGAAGCCGTCATCTGTGAGGCGCTCATCAGAAGAGAGGACCGTGGACCACTCGTCGGCGTCGTCTCGCCTCCACCGCCACTCGATGCGGGCGGAGCTTCCGAAGGCGGCCGTGAGGGCATCCTGATCCTCGATACGTCCGCCTCCCGGCTGAAAGACGACGACCATGAGCGTGGTCGAGATCGCCGAGTCCTTGAAGACCAGGCCGTGCGTGGAGGTGATGGTGATCGTGGCGGCGTCTTTGGCGGTCTGCATAGCCTCATCAGCTGCCTTCTTGGCCTCTGCGATGCTTCCGTCTTGCACGTTGACCCAGTTTTCGCCATCCCAGCGATACAGGGCGTCCCCGTTGTCTGTGTCCATCCAGAGGTCTCCCACGGCCTCGGCGGTAGGGGCGCTATCTTGGGCATAGGTCTTGACTTTGGTCTTTGCTGTCGTTTTGACTTCTGCAAGATCAGACGCGCTGGCGGCAGCAGCGGCCCAGTCGTTCTGGTCAAAAGGCATGCTCACTCCTCCTTCGCGGCAATGCAGACATAAGTAATTCCTGTTGCAGTATCTGTCCAGAGGTCCCCGACATCGTAGGGAGGCGTCGGCTGCTCAGTGAAGACGCGCCTTTTACTGTCGGCTGTCGTCTGTGCGGTGGCCGCTGCCGCCGCCGCAGCCTTCGCGGCTGCGTCTACGGGCTTTACCGACTCGATGACGCTGGCGATCTGTTGCCGTTGCTCGCGTTCGCGGATCACATTCGAGTTCGTAAGGGTCGGCAGCGTGGCGCCGAGTGTGTAGCTCGTCTGCGTCGGGTCGTTGATATCGATAGATATCTTGAGACAGAGGATGTAGCTGTCGACGTCGTGAGGGCGTGAGGTGACCCGCACCCAGTCAAGGAGCCCTATCGGCCTCAAGCTGCTGTCGATGTGCGAGAGGTCCACAGCTGAGATCGACAGTGACTCCACGACAGAGGAGGCCGAGGAGAGGTCGGCGCATGCTGCGTTCACGAGACCTTGCAGCGTGCTTGCGCTATCGTAGGAGACCTTCTTTTCGATGAGCCCATACTTCATGACTCCCGCGTCATACTGTATGCGGTCCCCCACCTTGGACATCCCATCGTAGCCCGATATAGGGCCTTCGCTGTACTCGTCTACCCCGAACGAAGTAGAGCTGCTGTCAGAGCTCTCAGCTGCGCTTTTGCCGATCGGGATGATCGCCGTATAGACGTCGGAGACCGTGCGCGTCGTGGCGTAGTCGGTGAGGTTCTCGCCGAACTCTATCCTTTGTGCGGCGTCGGGGCCTCCCTCAGAAAGGAAGTCAATATAGTGGACACCGTCCTGCACATAGGTGCGCGCATAGCAGCCAAAGGCCGTGAGCACCTTGTCTTTGAGTTCAGATAGGGTGTCTGGATACTCAGTTGAGGAGCGCGTGACAGAGGTGTCATCGAGCTCGTCTTTGCCTATCTTGAAGTATTTGGAGCCGTCTACCTGCCTGTTGTGTTGCTCGATGAGCCACTCGGCATAGCCGCGTGCGGTTCCGGGAGCGATGGTTGTCCACCCCGGTGTCTCGTCGGTGGTGTCCTCATAGGTGCCGTACGGCCTGACGATAGAGTCCGCGAGGTAGGCAAGGCAGCCTTCGCAGGTGATCTCACGCTCAAGCTTCATGTCCTCGCCGGCATCCGTCACCCGCCCGCGAAAGAGCTCGAGCAGCACCGTGCCGTCCTGATCTGCCTGTGAAAGGACCACCTCATGATCTGCAGACATGGCAGCCAGGCTTCCGTAAAGCGGATGGTCAGCCGGCATCGTGAACTTGAGCGTGCCGGAGGTGTTGGCCTCAAGGTCGCAGGTCGCGTCCGTCACACGGGCAGAGACGTCCCTCGGGTCATGGAGCACCTCGCCGTCGTAGGTGATGAGATACACAAGCCGTCACCTCCTATGCTGTGCGCTCCCACATGTAGACCGCCTTGTAGGGCGGCAGAATCTTACCTGAGTATGAGCTCGATGTGACCATCACTCGACCTGGGAAGGCAGCACCTCCAGCAACGAGGCCGTTAGATCCCCCGTCCTCGTCTTTAGACGGGTGTATGCCCATGTCTGTCTGACCGCCAGTAGAGCCTGCGGGGAAGCTCGTGCCGGCCCCGACAAGAAAGCGCCCCGTTATGGCTGTCCAGGTGCCGCCGATAAATGAAGATGGGTTGGTGGATTTAGTGGACATGTAGATTGAGCCGACAGGGTACAGCTTATCGATTATGTCGAAGTTGGCGGCCAGAGCACTGATGGTATCGGACACTTTGTCGTTTACATCGGGCTTCGTCAGTTTCATGGTGCTCGTCGTGGATGACATGGTGATCTCCTCAACATTTAATTGGCTATGGTCTATAGGTCTTGGTAGTCGTATTGCACATAGGCTGAGTACTCGTCTCCTGATGTGGCCCCATGTGCCATCTCGACCCAGCGCTTGGCCCCAAGAGAGCCCCATGTCTCGCCGGCATGGTTTTCCCACGTGTCGGGCACCTGCAAAGGAGAGTCTCCCGCCGCGGCCGCGCTCCATCTCTTGTCTTTAATGGATGCCCAGACAGCCGAGGCGTCTGTCCCAGCGACATCTGACCACACGGCGTTGCCGTATCCCGGGTATGTGTCGATGAGCAGGTCGTTGTCGCCCCACTCAAGCCACAGGTCGCGGATCTTAGACGCGCCGGGCTCAAGCGTCCAGCTCTCCCCGTTATGCGTCACGAGACTCTCTCGCTGCACCTCTATCGTGGGGCACACGCGCCTGCGACCTACCGGCAGCGTCAGTTCGACTCCACCCGCACCGTTGATGAGCCACGTGAGAGGCGAGCCCTCTAGAGTCTTATATGGATCGGCGGTGACGGTAAGGACTATTGTGCCGCCTGTGCGCAATGTGTCATAAGAGTCTATTGACCATCTGCCGTTATATGTCCAGCCTTGGTCCCATGAGAGCGTAAAAGGCAGCTTGCGGCCATGGAAAAGCCGCGAGATCTTGGTCTTTGTCTGTTCAAAACCCTCAGTGGATGAATCTCGCAGCGCAAAAGCGAACTTCTGAGAGCGCTGATTGTAGGTGACATCCCCTGCAAACTCTGTGAGGTCGATCACGCCGTCTGAGCCTGGCACGTCAACCGTATAGGTTTTAGGTGACGGAGGATCGAGCTCGGTGCCTGCGGTGAGCAGCATCCCAAGGTCGTCGTATGTATATACCCCATTAATGGCCAATTGATAGATCATCATCGCCCCTTAACGCGCCGACTGCTGAGCATATAGATACCGGTCAACATATGGAGTCAGTATTTTTGACGCCCTCTTCCCGTCGATATTCGCTGAGACTCCGTTATCTCTGAGATCTCTGAGCACCGAGAGCAGCTCTGATTTGTATTCATCTGACGAAGAAGCGCCCGAATCGATTGGAGACTCGCCACGATTGGCGAACGAATCCGTTAGCTTCGCTGCTGCGGCTTGCGCTGCAGATGAGGCGGCGAGCGCCGTCTTGGTCGCGGTTGTCTCAATATCTACAGGGACGCTCACCGTACCCATGGCATCCTCTATAGCCGGGGCCACGTTATCTACGACGGTCTCTACCTTGGAAAAGCCTGTCGTTATGCCTTCAGAAAGGCTTGCCATGATGGCTTTGCCGTGAGGAATCAAGAGCTTCGCGTCGTAGCTGATGGGCCCTTTGTGCTGAGCTATCCAGTCTGCTATTCCTCCAACAAAATCGGTAACACCACTCCAGGCAGACTTAAGCCCGTCAAGAAACCCGTTTATGATGTTTTTGCCGGCATCCATAAGGATTCCGCCCACATTACCAAGCGCACCGAGAACCATTCCGGGGATGCCAGATACCCAGCTGAGAAGCTCTCCTGCCTTTGCGTTGGCCCCTGAGAGCATCCCTCCTAGGAATGCCAAGCCGGCCGAGAACATAGACCCGACACCACCGAAGATTGCGCCAACGGCAGAGCCTATGAGTCCTCCCAATGCACTGAGGAGACTGCCGAGGACATTACCGACGGAGTCCACGAGTGTTACGAAGAACTGCCAGCCTGCCGAGAGCATGCTGGCCGCTCCGCCAATTACCGAACCAACCGCAGAGACGATCAAGCTACCGAGGGCGGCCAGCAGCTGCCCTAGGATATCGGCGACAGCCTGGACGAGCATCATAAACAGCTGCAAGCCGGCCGCAAGGATCTCCGGAAGGTGCGTGATGAGAGCTGCCACCAGCGATATGATGAGCTGGCCGATCGCCACCGCAAGGACCGGAAGCACCGGGGCGACAGCCTGGTTGATGCCCTCCAAAAGCGTCACGAAGCCCTGCACGACCTGGTCGGCGTTCTGGGCGAGAGACTGCACGATGCCGGTGATGACCTCAAGTCCCACCTGCAGGATGATCGGCAGAAGGATCGGGACGGCAGTCGTGAGCCCCTGGATGAGGGAGGTCATGAACTGCTGCGCGCCCGCGGCTATCGTCGTAGGATCGATCGCGCCAAACGATGTCGATATGGCTGTGGCCACCTGTGCTATCAGAGCCGGCACCTGCTGGACGACGACTGTGATCGCCTGGAGAAGCGAAGGCCCCAACGTCGTCACAAGCTGCCCTACCATGGAGACCGCCTGGTTTATGAGGTCTGGCAGGGCGCTCACTACAGAGGACATGATCTGCGCTATGCGCGGCCCGATGTTTGAGGCGACGGACTGCACGGACTGTATGAGTTGGTCGGTCAGTGCCCCCATGTCGGCGTTCTCGTCCCCGAGGCCCGTCAGCCAGTTTGACCAGGATGCCTTCGCCATCGCCACAGAGCCGCTGATCGTGCTCGCCGCCTCCTCGGCGGTCGTGCCGGTGATTCCCATCTGGGTCTGCACGGCATGGATAGCCTCGACCATGTCGGCGAAGTTTCCCAGCTCGTAGTGCTGGCCTGTGATCTTCTCCGCGTCTGCGAGCAGGGACTCCATGCCCTCCTGGCTTCCGGCATATCCGAGCTTCAGGTTGTCGAGCATGGTGTAGTTGTTCTTGGCGAACCCCTGGTAGGCGTTCTGCACGTCCGAGATGTTGCTGCCAAATTTGTTGACGTTGTCGGACATGTCGACCATGGCCGTGTTGCCGACCTCGGCGGCGGCCGAGGTGTCCCCGTTAAGGGACGAGACAAGCGAGGCCGAAAAACTCGTTATCTGCGTCATGTAGTCGTTGGCGGAAAGCCCAGACGTCTGGTAGGCGCTTGCCGCATACTGCTGCACTTTCGCCGATGCGGAGCCGAAAAGCGTGTCCACGCCACCGACGAGCTGCTCGTAGTCCGCATAGGAGGACAGGGCCACGCCGCCTAGAGCGACGATGCCGGCGCCTAAGGCGGCGACCCCCTTGGCGGCGACACCTATCGCAGGGCCTATCGCGCTGGATATACCGGACGCGACGCTCCCAAGCTTACTTGACACTGTGCTGCTGAGGGAGCCGAGCGCGCCCCCAACCTTGCTGGCAAGGCCGCTGAAAGCCTCCGAGGCCTTCGAGGAGATCGAGGACATGATGTTAGACCAGGCGGAGGCAAGGGGCGCGAAGTGCGTCGATATCGCAGACACGGCACTTTGAGCGAGCGAGGAGGCATTGCCAAACGCAGAGGACACGACACTGGTCACAGGAGACAGCGCAGAACTTATTTTTCCGCCGATGGTCGAAAAGACGCCGCCCACACTCGACGCGACGCCTGATAGCTTTGTCCCGATGGCTGAGGCGACGCCCGCGACGGCACCTGTCGCCGACGATGCGAAGCCTGCTATCTTGGAGGCGAGAGCCGTGATGCCGGTCGTGTCGGCGAAGGCTCGAAGAAGGCCGGCCACAGAACCGGCGAGACCAGTCGTCGCGCTCTGGGCCTGCTCGGCTGAGGAAAACCCCGCCTTAAGGTTTTGGGCCATCTGGGAAAGCCCGCTTGAGACGCCGGTTGTAGCTGTTGATACATTGGACTGCGTCTTCGCGAGGCTACGCTGGGCATCCTCGAGCTTGGCCGAGGCCATCTCGACGTTCTCTGTCGTGATCTGCTGCTTGGAGCGTGCGGATTCGAGGCGTCCTTCGGCGGCTATCGTCTGCGAGGCGGTAGATCCGTACTTGCTTAGCGTCTCCTGGTAGCGCGCCTCGGCTGTGGCTACGGCACTATCAGCGGACTGAGCCTTGAGGCGGGCAGACGAGAGTGCGCCGGCCGCTGAGGCGATGGAGGACTCGAGCTGCCCTGTCGTGGAGCTGGCAAGGCCTGCCGACGAGGTCGAGAAGGCGGACTTCAGCTTGGCCCCGAGCTTTGCGCCCACACCTTCCGCCACCCCCTTGAACCCAGCTGAAAAGGATGAGGAAGCGCCCGAGGCGCTCTGCGAGACGCCTTTGGAAACAGCGGCCTTAAATCCTGTCATTGTCGGGAAGATGGAAATGTGGGCGGAGCCTACCTCGCTGCTCATGTGAAGATCACCTCTTCATCGATTTCCTTTTGTGCCTTTGCGATCTCTTTGGGCGTCGGGGTCTCCCTGCGCTTAGCCCCCAGCGCCCACGGCATGAGCTTCCCGGCGGCCTTCGAGCCTTTGCGGCCAAGCTGTGCCGCAGATACGATCACCTGCGCGATCTGCGGGACGCTGGCCGGATATGACCACCCGGCGAGCTCGGCCCCAAGGGCGGTGGACGGGTCTGCCGCAGCCGATATCACGAGATCTCTCGCCTCGCCCCATGAAAGGGCCCCTGTGCCGATTGCCGACACAGAGGCCCCGAACGTCTCGCGGAATGTACGCGTCGCTGCCTGGCGATGCGATGTGACTAACGCAGCGACGCCTAGGATTCCCCCAGCGACGCCTGGTTCACTTTTTGGAATAGCTCGAAGTAACGGTTGGCGAAGGCGCTCACGGACTGGAAGGGCTCTGCCATGAGGGCCTTTGACGCGGCCTCCCCGCAGAGCCTGGAGAAGAGCTTCCTCATCTGCTCGACGGCGTCGTCACCGTCGATCTCCTTGAGTGCGTCTGCGTCGTCGATCGAGAAGGTGAGGGGCAGTCGGTAGATGCTGCCGTCCGGAAACTTCGCCACCGCGTCTCCTTCAACGACGATGACGTTCGGTTCGAGAGCGGATGAGAGAGTCTTGAGCGCTTGTTCCTCGTCGTAGTTTTCAAGCAGCGCGTCGAAGTCAAGCGTCTCTGTTTTCTTTTCTACCATGGGCTATGCCCCCGTTACTGTTATGGAAAGCGACGCGGACACGCCGGCATAGGACGCCGTGATCGTGGCCGTACCGGCGGAGACGCCGGTCACAGTGCCATCTGCGACAGTCGCCTTCGCAGCGTCACTTGAGGCCCATGTGGCAGATACGTCAGTTGTCGTGCTATCTGCCAGTGTGGCGACCGCCTTAAGGGCGACCGTTGATCCTACGGCGACCGATGTCGGGGCGGAGCTGCCGTCAGAGGCCGCGATGGCAAGCGAGGAGACAGCGCTGGAAGTTGGGTTGACGACCCACTCGCGGTAGAAGCCGCCGACGGTCTCGTCGCTGATCCATTCGAAGGTGATGTCATAGCCCGCGACGTCACCTCGGGTCTGCTGGGCGGGCTTGACGGTGGATATTTGGGCAAGGCCGTTGCGGCGCAGGCTCATGCCGTTCTTGTATTTCACATACTCGAATAGTGGGAACTGGTTCTCGTTTCCCTGGTCGACGACGGTCATGCCGTTGGCGTCCGGCGCAACCCCGTTAGTGAGCTCGCGGACCGTGTCGTTGAGCTCGGCTGTGGTGATCTCCAGCGTGCGGCTCGTGACGTTGCCGCGGAGCTTATAGCCCTTCTGCCAGAGCTCGATGTCGTCGTCTGAGTCAGAGTCGTCCTGAGGGGCGCCGTCATCTGTGAGGAGCCCCACCTTCTTATATCCTGTAGGCAGGACAAGAGGCGTGAGTCCCCCTGCTGCCGACTCGACATAGGCTGGCGTCCCGGACATCTGCACGGCGATGAAACCAGTAATGGGCACCGCCACAAGCGAGAGGTCGTTGCCGTTAGTGTCTGCTGACATATGTTCTCCTTAGCTGATTATCCCGACGATCGTGTACTCGACCGTCATGTACTTGCGGTGCAGGTCCTGCTGCTCGGAGACGCTGTAGGGGCCGTTGCACCCGTCATGCTCGACTGATGCGACAGGAGAGCCTTGCGCCTCCGCTATCCCGTCGTCTGCCATGAGGGCCATGATGAGGCGGGCGACATCTCCTGTCTCCTTGTCGTCTTGGCGGCTGCCCCAGAGCACCGATATGCCGAGGGATCGGTCGTAGGTGACGGCGCTCTCCTGGGGCCCCGAGTCATCACGGATGACGACCAGAGGCCGCGTCATATCCGCCGCAGAGAGACTTTCCGGCTCCTTGTTCGAGACCTCGATGTCGTAGCCAAGCGATGTGAGGCAGCCCCGTAGGTACCGGGTCGCCCAGAGCTCCATGTCAGGCGGTGTGATCATGTCTTTTTCACCGCCTTGAGCGCGCGGGCTAGGTTTCCGGTCTTTGATTCAATGATCAGCGTCTTCTTGTCATGGCCCACCACCTCGTAGGTGTCGCGGTACCTATGGGACACCTTCTCGATCTCAAGTCCGTCACGGTATGCCCCGGTGTCTACCGGGGCCGTCGATCTGGCTATGGCAAGAGCGTCTTCGGCCTTGGATCTACAGAGCGCCTCAATACCTGCAGAGCGCAAGATGTTGTCAAAATAGGTCTGATTAAAGTCGACGGTCACCTTCTTGGCCACTATCCATCCACCTCCTCGACATCTACGACAAGCGTCGGCTGCCATCCTGAAAACGGGTTGATGTCGCTTGCCGGGATTCCGGTGACAGACCAGCTGTGCGTCCCGTCGCTTATCCGGTCGCCCCTTTTGATGTCTGCCACCGGGTCTGGCACGATGATCTGCACGGTCGTGATGAGCTGGGCGCGCACTGCGTCGGTCTGCTCAGTGGATGTCTGCGAGGAGACGTATCCGCTGAAGGAAAGGACGTCGGGGCTGCTCCAGTCATC